ATCGGCGAGGAATTAATCGTACTGTGCGTGGAGCCTCCTGTATGAGCACCTTAGTAGAAACTCGTGTCGATGCCATCATGCATGCCATCAACCAGACGATCGAGCGCGAGCGTGCGACGTCGGATCAGGGGTGCTCAGCGCTGGCGAATGCACTTCTGGCTAAGCTGGTCAACTGTCGCAAGGATCCGCGCGTGCGAGCTGACGTGTCAAACCAGATGCGCAGATTGGCGGCGAAGCTCCTGGAACTGGCGGCGGCGCAGGATGATACGGCCGATCGGATCCTGTCTGACATTACAAGCGCGACGAAGCATTGACATGGCGAGCGGATTCACGTGGCAAGGTCTCAACGAACTCCGGGAGGCGCTCGCGAATTTACCGGATCATCTGGCTGTCGAGGCTGCTGCGATTATCGAGGAGACGACCGCGTCGGCTGAGGCTGAAGCCGCGTCTGGATATGCCGGATCGCAGCGTGCGGCCAAGATGGCGAGAAAGCTCCGGCATACGGTTGTCAGGGATGGCGTGTCTATCACAGGTGAAGTGCGGAATTCATCCAAGCTCGCGTACATCTTCGAGAATGGCACGCAGGCGAGGCACACAGACTTCGGCGTGGATCGCGGGTCGATTCCACCAGCACATGTGTTCATCCCAACCATGCAGCGATGGCGGAATCGGATGTACGAACGGCTCAAGGACATGATGGTCCGAGAAGGACTGCTGGTCTCTGGCGATGCCGGATAGTTCCGCGATCGACGCGGCCATTCTGGCCAAGCTGGTCAACGACGCCACGCTGGCATCGCTGTTACCGGATGGCGTGTGGATGGATGAGGCGAGTCAAGGATCGACGCGGTTCGTGATCGTGTCGCTTGTTCAGGAGTTCGATCAGGGCGTGTTCGGCGGTCGTGCGATCGAAGACGCCGTGTATCTGGTGAAGGCCGTCGAGAAGAGTGCGAGCGGAGTGAACATCAAAGCGGCGGCGGCACGGATCGACGTGTTGCTTGAGGACCAGAGTCTGAGTGCCACCGGTTACACCTGGATGTCGACGGTGCGCGAAGAGCGGGTCAGGTTCACGGAAGTTGATGAGATCGATCCGTCGATTCGTTGGCAGCATAGAGGTGGTCGATACAGGATTCAGTTCAGCGTTGGATAACGACATGACGTAGTACGAACTTCCGAATCAGCTAGGAGGCATCCGAATCCGCGTGAGGCTCACGCGGCTGCTGATTCGACAAGAGCCGCCGGGACTAAAGCCGCCCGACTGATTGCGCTAACCGCGCAGCTAGTCGTGGCGGCTTTTGTCTTTGGCGGCTGACCAAAGGGCAACGCGGCGCTGTTAACGAGCAGCACTAAAGGAGAAGGCGGATGGCGATTTTATCTGGCAGAACAGGCGCAGTGAAGTACGACCCCGTGCCGGCGAGCCCGGTATCGGCGACGACGATCGTCTCGCTCAACACCTTCAAGCTGTCCTTGAAGACGGACTACGAGGAAGTGTCCTGCTTCGGGGATACGAACAAGGTCTACATCCCCGGCCTGCGCGACATCTCCGGCACGTTCGGCGGGTTCTGGAACTCGGCCGAACTCACGCTGGTCCACGCGTCTGCGGCGACCACGCCGGGTGCGCTCCAGCTCTTCCCGAACACGACGGAGACGACGTTCTATTTCGAGGGGACGGCCTACCTCGACATGGACCTCGATTGCTCGCTGGCGGCGCCGAAGGTGACAGGTAACTTCCGCGCGGCAGGTTCATGGAGCACCCCGTAACAGGGGCGCGGCGCGTCTCGATCGAAGGGCCGCCGGTTGCACTCAAAGGGCCAGCCTTTCACCGGATCAGTCTCCGCGGTGAGAAGGCTGCGCTCCTGTGGGGGTATCACGAGGCGGCGGTCTTTCGGTCTTGGCGGATCTGGAAAGGTCCGCAGGGGTGGCAGCTCTCAGGGACGCTGGCGCGTGTGGATAACTTCCAGTCGCGTCAGCGGCCGCTCATGTTCTCGGCGGCACGCGAGAAAGGGATGTGGTGTTGGGGCGTAGAGAAAGTCGAGATCCACGGGTCAAGTATTCGGGCGTACCTCGGGGAACCAGAAAACTAAGGGGCGTGTGCAATGGGTCGAAGTCGTGTCGTCACTCCTGACAGGAAGAGACTGTATCTCGTCGACGTCTACAAGCGGGCTCACGAGGATCTCCTCAAACAAACGAAATTCCCGGACACGTCGCTGCCACGGAAAGCTACTCCGGCAGAGATCGCAGCCTCGCTCGCCGACATCGCGCAGGCTGAAGCCGACGGCGAGTGGATTGAGGTCAAGAAGCGCCTCAATGCCGGCGAACAAGACCAGATTTTTATCGACATGGTGAAGAACGGCGAGACCGTGGCCGGCGAGAAGCCGACGCTCGATCTGCGCAAGGTGACGACGAGCGAGGTCATGCAATACCTCCTCAATTGGTCGCTGATCGATCTGGATGGACGACCGCTCGAAGTCTCTGTCGAGTCGCTGAACTCGTGCGATGCGGAGACGAAGGCCGAAGTGCGGGCCGCCGTTCAGTACCACGTCGAGACAATCGAGGCTGAACGGGCGGCCCGAAAAAACAACCTGGCTGGAGGGCCGTTGTCGCCAGCGACCTCCGACTTGCCATCCGAATCCACTGGCGACTTAGTTGGGTCCGCGAACTAGATCCGGACGAGAAGCAAGTCCTTATCGAGTTGCTGAACGAGGACGACGAGCGCGCACGACAACAGGCTGAGAACCCAGACATCGATCCGGAGTTGTTCTAGACACAGATGCCTATTACTGGACGCTTCGAGGCTGACTTCACCAAGTTTCTCGATGCCGTGCGATCTGCTGAGGTCGCACTCGTCGACATGGATAAGGGTGCGGCTGGCGTTTCGAAGCGATTGGAAAACTTGACGGTCTCATTCTCTGGTCGTCGGGTGATCCAAGAAGCGACGCTGATGGCGACGGCGCTTGAGCAGGCCGGTGGGACGTCAAAGTTGACGGCCTCAGAACTCGAACGAGTCGGAGCGAAAGCCGCCGAGGCCGCCGAGAAGTTGACGCGACTCGGGTACGACGTCCCGCCTGGGATTCAGAAGCTCGCCGACGAGACGGCTCACCTACGCGAGAAGAACGACGATGCGGGCATCTCTGTGACGAAGCTCGTCGAATCCTATCTGACGGCGCAGGCCATCATCGGTGGTCTCAAGGCGGTCTTCAACGCCCTGACTGGCGAGATTTCGCGGTCGATCACGGCCGCGGCGGATGCGGAGAAGGCGCACAACCAGCTCGTCGCGGCACTGAAGGCGCAGGGGACAGCGACGCCCGAAGTCGTCTCAGCCTTCGGTGATTATGCGACGGCTCTCCAGCGGTCGACGATCTATCAAGACGACGCGATCGAGTCGGCCGAATCGCTCCTTGTGCTTGTGGGCAACGTCATGCCGCGGGACATGGAGAAAGCTCTCAAGGCGACGACGGATCTGGCGTCTGGGCTTGGAAAGGATCTGAACGAAGCGGCACTGCTCGTTGCGAAAGCGGCCGAGGGAAACACGAACGCGCTGAAGCGGTCTGGCATCGTCATCGACGAGACGAAGGCCAAGGCTGAAGGGTTCGGCTATGTCCTTGACGAGATCGAGAAGAAGTTCAGCGGGCAAGCGGCGGCGCTCGCCGGGACCTATGAGGGCCGACTGAAGCAACTCGGAAATACCTGGAACAACGTCGAGGAGTCGATCGGGCGGGTCATCACGCAGAACGCGACGGTTCTACGGGCCTTCGAGTTGATCAACGGCGTCATCGACCAGCAAACCGGAGAGCTCAAGGACAACGCGACGGCGACGAACCTCGTCTCTGAGGCGGTCATCCTGACCGTTAGGGCTTTCGGGTCGCTGGCAGAGGGCATCGACCTGGTGCAGACCGGCGGCTCCGGTTTCATGATCACGATCCGGAATATGGCCGCGGCGCTCGCGAATCTTGGGATTACGGCGATCAGTATCTCAAGGTATCTAGAACCAGGGGTGTTCAAGCTGGGCGGCGGGCAACAGGCGATCGATGCCTTGAAGAACGCGGTCGCTGAACTCGGCGCGCGGAACGAGTCGACGACGCAGCGGTCGATCGCGTTCGGGAACGCGCTGCAGGGCGTGGTCGCGCGAGCGCGCGACTTAGCAGCTGATCTAGAGAAGACCAAAGGGAAAACGGTCGATCTCGCGAAGGGTACAGATACAGCGAAGGACGCCTGGGAACGATCAACAAAATCGATCGACCAGACGAAGGAGAAGACGCTCGAGTTCGCGACGACGATTGGCCTGCTTGACGGCGAATGGAACAAGGCAGCCGATGGCATCACGATCGCTGGCGATCATCTCTCGACGGTGATTCCGCTCTTCGCGACGTTAGCTAAGGGCCTCGACCCACAGATGACGGATGCGCTCGATAAGGCGCGCGCCTCGATGTCGGCCATGGGGGAAACGTTCAACGAATTCCACGGCGGGCTCACCATCGCCGGAGATGAAATGGCCACGGTCACTATTCCGCTGTTCTCGAAGTTACCGAATGTCGCCGCACAAGCCACGGAGCAAATCTCAAAAGCTGGCGTGGCGATGCAGGAAACATTTAGCGACAAACTCTTTAATAAGCTCGATGACATCGACAAGATTCTGAGCCACATTCCAGGCAAGTTCGCTGAGATTGCGGCCGTCGCTGCGCGCACCGGAAAGGCTGTTCTCAAGAATCTTGAACAAGGTGATGTGTTTGGGGCGCTTGTCTCTGCGGCTGTCGGCGCAATTGAAGTGGTTGGCAAACTGTTTCATAACGCCGAAAAGGAAATCAATCCAGTCCGCCAAGCCTTTGTGGATGCCGCTGGTGGTCTCGATGCCCTGAATAAACACGCGCACGACGCCGGGACGACGCTTGACCAATTGCTCAACGCCAAGAACCCAGAGCAGTACAAAGCCGCGATTGACGCCCTGAACAAGTCCTTCGCAGCCATGGACGCGCATGTGAAGGCGGTTGGCGATGGCATCAAGAAAGCCGTCGGTGGCACGAATGCCCTTGCCGATTCGCTGCTCAGCCCGCTCAAGGATCTGCAAGGGCAGATGGATAAAGCCTTTTCAGATTTCGGGAAGAGCAGCACCTCGCTGGCTAAGCTCCTATTAAAAAAGCCAGGCAAGGACGATGCGGCGGCCAAGGAATATGGTCTCGATCTCGCGTCTCAGATCGACGGGGCCATGCGTGCCGCGTTGGGCGCCGATACGTCATTTAGTGATCTCGGTAAAAAACTGGCTGGTGCGATTGCTGATATTCAGCCCAGTTTCGAGCACCTCGGGCAATACGTGGCGGCGACGTTTGCCGCACAGATCCATGAAGGGGCCTCTGCCTTTGAGGCGTTTTCGGCATTGGCGCCAGCGTTCGCCGACTTACAGGCTGGCATTGAAGAGTTCGGTCTCAAATCAACCAAAA